AAAAGCTTAAAAAGACTTTAGTGAAGTTCGACCTTGGCCACCAATTCGGCAAGAAGGCGGGCCTCCCAGATCCAAGCGGCGACTTGTTCTATGGCAGTGAGCGTACCTTGACCCCGGCCGAACAGCAGGCCAAGGATACCCTGAAGCAACAGCAGGCCCTTGCGAACCAGCAGGCCATCATTGCTCAGAACGCCACCGCTCTGCAAGCGAACTCCGCTACTGACAACACTGTGACCGCAATCTCTGGTGCATCCGCAGATGCTATGGATACCGGCACGGACTTCAAACGTAGGCGTGGCGGCTCTGTGGCCTCGCAACTGGGAGTCTAACGTATGCAATCCAAAGAATCGTACGAGAGTCTGTACCAGAAATACCGCGACGACAGTGCGATCCTTCGGAACGAGAAGTACGCCTTCTGGAGCCTCCCCACTGTATTCGCTGACCCCGAGCTGCGGCTCGGCCACGGCAAGCAGAACCCTGTCCGCCGTGACTTCCAATCGGTAGGCGCTATCCTGACGAACCAGCTGGCCAGCAAGATGGCCTCCCTGCTGTTCCCATCGAACCAATCGTTCTTCCGCCTTGACGCTGCGGTGAACACCGCTCAGATGACTGAGGCAATGGGCGTGAGTGCCAAGGACCTAGCATCCGGCCTAGCCACGCTGGAGAGTACCGCGTACCGCAGGATCTTCCTGCGTGCGTCGTACCACCAGCTCGTGCACACCATGAAGCTGCTGATCACCACCGGCAACGCCCTACTGTTCCGGGATAGCCCCGGCACGAACCTGCATGCGTACAGCCTGCGCCAGTACACTCTATGCCGCGATGGCTCGGGTAAGGTGCTGGACATCGTGCTGAAGGAACGCACCACTGTGGGCCAACTGCCCGCGTCCGTCATGGGCCACTTCGGGGCCCGGGACGAGTACGACAGCGTGTGTCTGTACACCCGGATCAAGCGTGAGCAGCGCGCTGTGTCTGACGTATTCGTCGTGACCCAGAGTGTCGAGAACCTGATGCTGGATACGCATGAGGAGTATCCGGAGGCAGTGTGCCCGTACATCCCCGTGACGTGGAACCTCATCACTGGTGAGAACTACGGCCGCGGTCTCGTTGAGGATTACGCCGGGGACTTCGCTAAGCTGTCCGCTGTCGCTGAGGCGCTGGCGCTGTACGAGATCGAGGCGTGCCGTGTGCTGCACCTTGCCGCGCCGGGTTCCGGTGGCGATATCGATGCTATGGCTGAGTCCGAGTCTGGCGCATGGATTCAGGCCGACCCTGCGAAAGTGCAGGCGTACGAGGCGGGTGACTTCCAGAAGATCAACGCCCTCGTGGCGGATCTCCAGAGCATCTTCCAGCGGCTGAGTCCGGCATTCATGTACGCCGGGAACACTCGTGACGCTGAGCGTGTCACAGCTGAGGAGATCAGGCAGCAGGCTGAGGAAGCCAACCAGTCACTGGGAGGTGTGTACTCTGTCATTGCCGACGGTCTGCATATCCCGCTGGCGCACATCCTGTGTGCTGAGGTTAACCCGGAGTTCGTCTCCGAGATCATCGCAGGTGGCCTGACCCTGAGCGTGCTCACTGGGGTAGCTGCCCTTGGGCGCTCGTCTGATGTGACTAAGCTGCTTCAGGTAGCCCAAGTGCTCGCCACTATCCTGCCGGTGTTCACCCAGTCCAGCCAACGACTCGACCCTGAGCGCACTATCTCGAAAGTGTTCGAGGGCTTCGGCCTGAACATCGAAGAGTACAGCCGCTCCGAAGAAGAACTGCAAGCCCTGCAAGAGCAGAGCGCCGAGCAAGCACAAGTACCAGTAGCCACGGATGTCGCTGACATCGCGGGCCAAATCAGTCAACAAGGAGTCCTGTAATGTCTGATACAACCAACCCCGGCCAGACTATTAACGAGTTCGGTAGCAAGGTAGACGCCGCTGCAACCGACACTGGTCTGAACGAGCAAGGCAAGGTAACTACACTCGACGATATCCTCGCAGCCGTACGCGGCGGTAAGGTCGTTGAGAAGGCTCCCGATCCTGTAGCGGATGCCGCAGCTGCTGCGGCCGCTGACGACAAGACTGATCCCGTCAAGGACGCCACCGGCGAGTTCAACACCGGGAACAAGGCGCTGGACATTGCCGTGAGCACCTTCGCTCGTAGCACTGGCGCCTCGGATACTGACTTCCAGCGTGCGTGCCAGAACGCCCTCGACTACAACGACCCTGCTCTGATCGACAAGGCGTTCCTGACTGAGCGCTTCAAGGATCGTGCAGAGGATGCCCTCGCACTCGCCCAGGCCGTGATTGAACAGGCTGGCATCGAGAAGCAGCGTCTGGTTGAGAGTGTGTACTCTCTGGCAGGCGACGAGGCTAAATGGAAAGAATCCCTGAGCGTGTACAAGCAGCACGCCCCAGCGGGCCTACAGAAGGCCCTGAGTATGATGTTCAACTCGGGTGACGCCGCCTCCGTGAAGGAAGCTGCCCAACTGGTGGTGGACTTCGCTAAAGGTAGTGGCGTGGTGCCCGCAGCAACTGGCCGCTTCACAGCTGGCGCAGGCTTCGCGGACTCCGCAGGTCTCTCTGCTACCGAGTTCCAAGCTGCCGTTGGCAAGCTGAACCAGTCGTCTCGCACTTACAACGCGGACTACAACAAACTCATTGAGATGCGCCGTATCGGCAAACAACTCAACAAGTAATTAATCCTTAGAGGAGAAATACAATGGCTGATACCCCGTATGTACCGAACCTGACCAAGCCACAC